ACACCATTTATCATACCACTAACCGTCAAATCGCCTGTAACCGTTGTATCTTTTAATTGTGCCATATCTTATATCTCCTTTATTTCTTTTGTTTTTATAGTTTTGTTTTGTACTATCTCAAATGTACCTGTGTCATTTTCAATAACTTCATCACAATAGAGTTGTCCGTTTGCTTTCATTTCAACGGATGTTTGTCCTTCTACTAACTCATAGCAATAACCATTTGCTGCGTTGTCTATCTCGTGTCTTGTCTGATAAAGCTCTGTTACATCTTCTTGTGTTAGTGCTTTTGCGTAAAAACGAATGTCTTGTATGTATCCAGCGATACCAGCGACACCAACATTACTTCTATTTGATAAAGCTGTTGTTGTACCGAAATCATATGTTGGCGTGACTGAATTTATATTATAAACAGAAACACCATTAACATAAAGTCTTTTTTCGGAAGTGTTAAAAAGTACGACAACATGATTCCAGACATTTACATCGAAAGTAATTGGAGTTTCAATACGTAACCCACCAATATATGCAATAAAATTAGAATTTCTTAATAACATTACCAATCCTCTACCTTCAGAAATAGGGTCTGCATTAAGAAAAAAGTTTTGGTCTCCTGTCTTTTTTGATGTATTAAACCATAGACTTACTGACATTGATAATAAGCCGCTTAAATCCATTAAATCACTAAATCCGAAGCATCTTTTTTGTCCATTTGAATTATACATGCTACCAGTATATACCTTACTTGCTGCTTCATTTGTAGTGTCATTCACTACATTAGTTATATGTCTATTGAATCCTGAATGGTCGAATACTTGAGTTGTAATAGGTTTGTCCAACTTATAATGAAGCATCAACGATTTGTAGTCTTCGTTTATTTCTTTTTGCGAAAGGGCGTGGTTGTAGTATTTGAAGTTGCATATTTGTCCATCTAAATAGTTAGTAGTTGTTCCTCTACCTAATCTTATTGTTTTATCGCTTCCTTTTCTAACATCTTTTGATGCAGTGTGAGTTTGCAACAATACGCCATTCAAATATAACCGCATAGTTCTACCATCTATTGCTGCTGCGAAATGGTACCACTTGCCTCTCGGGAGATTAGAATTTAAAACTAAATTAACCTGCTTACCGTCTGGGGCTGCATAACCGAATACAAATTCTCCATTTGTTCTCTGCCATAGCATAAACTGAAGAAAACCAGCCTGTCCAAACGTGGCTATGACTCTTGTTTCAATAATATTTGTAATTTTAAACCAAAGAGAAAAGGAATGTGTAATGGGTTCACTTGGCATTACCACAGATAGAGGGCTATTCACAGTCCCATCAAACGCAAACCCTTTACCTGTCTTACAACCTCCAACAATTGCAGATGTAGAGCCGGGAGTTAGCTCTGTATTGAGCAACCCTCTGCTAATATAATCCTGTCCTGTATAGTGAAGTAATAGAGCCATATTATAAGAAATTGAATTTTAGACTTTGATTAACTGAATCGTATACTTGCTCTACCTTACTTGCTATTACCACCTTTGTTCCTGCATGTACTTCTGCTGATGAACGTATATTGCCGATAACATGTAACTTTTCTGTAGGGTTATTGGTACCTATACCAACTTTACCAGCATTATCTATTCGCATACGTTCAGTACCGGTAACCGTAGTTGTATTTGCGGCTGTATAAAATTTAACATCTGTTGCAGCGTTAAGTAACCCACTACCTCCACCAATAGATAATATATTTTCTGTTTGATTACCTTGAATCATAAAAACACCAATTGGCTCTTCAGTATTAGTGTAATGGGCTCCTGCTAATCTACCTACTTTATCTGTTGCATCTGTTCTTGTATCTGCATTAGAATCTGCACCTATTAATAATGCTATAGAACCGTTACTAACGTCTAATTTAGTTCCAGATAATGGATTATGAGTTCCTAAACCCATTTGACCTGCTAAATGAATAATGTTTCCACTTAACACTTGTAGCTTTCCGGTTATATGAGCTTCTCCTACAGTTGAATTGTATGGCGATTTTAATGATAATACAGTATTTCTTTGGCTCAAATTATTCCACACCTTAAAACTAATCCAGTTATTATAACCTCCCGGATCATTCTTAAACGATATGTAATGTTGTGATGCTGCATCTCTTCCTATCTTAATAGCGTCTTCATCATTATACGACCCTGTTTGGATACTTAACGCTCTATACGTAAAGGTTGAGTTCTGTAATTTAATCGAGCCATTCCAACCTCCATCTAATACAAATGAATCAATCGTAAAATTACTCCCTTTCAACAACTTTCCTGTAACTCCATCAAACACAGGTATGCTATTGTCTACAGACGATGCGGGTCCATCTACTTTATTATTCCATGCCGTTACTTGACCACTCGTAACATGTAAAAAATTATCATCACTATTTAAGTTACTCAAATCAGTATGAAATATAGTCGAAATGATACAAGGATATACATGTAACGTATCCGCATCTAATACTATTCCTAATTCAATCGTGAGGTTTGGATTGCTTGGAGGTGTATTTACATATCCGCCACCAACGCCTAAATATATTTTACTTCCTACGGTTAGCCCATGACTTTCAACAGTCATTTCGCCCTTACATACGATAATTCCATAAGAATTAGCCGGTATGTCTATCGTTGTATGTCCTTTTACCATTGCAGTAGCTAAATTTGTAGCATCAGCTGGTGCAATTGCAGGCATTTGAACTCCCGACCCTCCTACGCCTGAATAATATACGGGAGTACCGTTCACAATAGTAGATTCTGTGTCGTTATAAACAAAAGAAACTTGTTCTCGTCCTACTTGTAATACAGTTCCATTTGCATATTCAATCTCAACTACGTCAAGAGCAGCGTTGTATTTAATAGTTGAATTTCCTATGAGCTTGTTATTTATATCGTTTACAAGGTTGTTTATCCATGATTTACTTATAATTGTTTGTTTTGTAAAAACACCACCGTCATAAACTATCAATGCCAATTCGTCATCAATCTCTATACCACCGTAATTTGTATATGTTCCATTTTGCGAAGCTATCCCCCATGCCGGTATGTCATCAGCATAAAGCAAAGGCAAATACGGTGTGATTACACCATAGCATCTATGAGCATATAGTTGTGAAACCATCTCATTAAGAGTTGAATTGAGTATAACTCCGGTTATTTCTTCGTTACCATTCTCTTTTACATACGTATCTATATATTCTTTTATTACCTCGTTCATAAGAAATCATTATTAAAGTCAACATTAAAATCGCCTCTTGTTGGTTTAGCTTGAACAAATCTATTAACTACGCTATTAACAGTAAACGTTGCATCTAATGTACCTACGCCATCATCATTCCATTCTATGTCAGAAAACTCAATCCATAGAACTTTATATGTATTAGATTTGAAAGCTATTGCTATTTTGTCGGAAATCGCTAATAATCGTAAAGCGTCCATTTGTGGTTCAGTAACAATAAGAGGAAATGTATATTGTTTATTAGAAATCATTTTCAGTGGAAAATTGTACATTTCCCTTTGTGAAATATAGTTTTGAAATGGGTATGTTGGTTTGCCTATCTCTGTTCCTACATAGTGATTGAATTGAAAATACCCTCTATTTGTCCCTGAAAATATCTTGTAATCACCGAAATCAATATCCTGTAAGTTCCAATATTGGATTTTAACCATATCGCTTACATACTCATTTGCTTCAAATAAATCCGAATAAAAATAAGCAGCTGTTATTCCTGTACCGACTTTTACGCTTATATAATATCTATTACCACTTGTGAATAGTCCGTCTTTTATTTTACCCGTACAATATACCACCTGATATGTTGTATATGACTTCGCTGCTATTCCTATATCTGCATTGTTCAAAACTCCTAACGAGTTTCCTAAACGGTCATAAAGAGTAACTACAATTGAACTACTCATGTTTGTTGTTGCTAACTGAAAAGGCAATAAGCTATTTGTTGGAGTAAAAATATGATGATATGTTGAATAAGGTTGTTTATGCCATTGTTCGCTCAAATTGGAGTAAAACGGTAATGTGTTTATATTAGTATTAGTCAACAGCATTATTTTTTATGTTTTAAAGTGTATTTCACTACTTTTTGCACCAAATTTACAACAATTTTTTTGCAAAATCCAACACCTTGCGAAGTTTTTACTAATTTGTAAAAATTTGGTATCGGTTCGCCACCATAAGGCACTTCAATTTCCTGTATTTTAGGTCTGAAAAAACCTCTAACAGGTTGATTTACTCCATTTACTTCCACGTTTGTGCCATAGTCGTTAAAGCCGAAGTACTGTTCCATGCATAAAGGTAACATGCAATCAATATTTTGCAATTGAACTTTCGTTCCTTTATATGTAGGAACGTAATTGAATTCAAGTCTATATGAAGTACCGTAAGTATCGTACATTCCGAAAAACCAACCCTCCTTAAAATCTGCGTTTATCGCTCTATTTACATCTGTATAGAAGCATGATTCGCTCTTACGCGTGTTTTCCGAAGTTGTATATTCAGTTTTTATAATTCCATTTTCTAAATAGTCTGATGCGTTTTCTTCAGTGAATAGCCATTCCCTGTAATGTTCTATCTCAAAAGTACATGTATTTTGTAATTCGCTCCACATTTTCTCTAATCTTGAAGCCTCTTTTGTTGTTAAATCTATAAAATCATTATTTGGTATATATTTTTCGTTGTTTTCATAAAAATAAATATGCTCAAGCCTGAAATAATTATCTTTTACACTCCATTCTATATTGAATCTATCTTTAAGAAATTGCAGTATTTCGCCTAATGATATTATGTTTCTCGTTGCAAAAACTCTATCTTTTACATGCATGTTACTAATTTGCGTCAAGCATGGGTATTTTCGATCTAAACCGCTAATCGGGTTTTTTGCCAAATAGAAAAAAACCGATTTTATATTTAATTTTATATCGTAATAATTAAATATAGCTTTTATCGTATCTATTAATGTAAAGCTTGAAGTATTATGAGTTCCTTTATATGCGATTGATTCACTTTCTAAATCATTATTTCCTCGAACCCATATAGAGAAATTACTCCATACTCTTTCTCCAACAGGCATATAATCGTAATCTCCGTCTGACTCTAATTTTACGAAATAACCTGTTTCTGAACTTTTTTGATATTTTGTTTCCGATATTTGAGTTTTTTTAGTTGCTTGTATGTCTATTGTTTTATATGGGTTAACTAATGATGTCCTGCATAGAACATAGTCGTACATAAAATTATTTGAAAAATCATTCGCATTAGGTAAACCGTATATTCCATTAAAACTATTTGCTAATGCTCGAACAACTACCCTTTTCATACTTGAAAAAGTAGTGGTACCGGCACCGTATCGATTAGTGAAAGTAAATTCTGATATGTCGTGATAAAGCCCCTTTTTTGTATTTGACTCCCAAACTAATATACTATTATTTTGCCAAACTTCCCATTTTTCATAACTTGGAGCTACGCCAGTCAATATATACCTTAATTCAAAAACACCGTCTTCAGATATGAATTTATTGTACGGGCTTACAATTACTGCGTTTTGATTTAAATTCCCTCTAAAAGCTTGTGAAATTTTAAAATTACCGAGTGCTGCTGTAAATCCTACACATTGCAAATTCTTATATTTACCACTTTCTTCTCCTAATGATGTGTACTCAATAGGCATTTCAATAATCTCACACTCCTGTTTCCAACTTGTACCGCCACAATAACAAGTACATTCGCTGTCGCCAAGTACGTACACTTGATGTAAAATAGGGCTGTAAAATGTTGTAGTAACTTTTTTACAATCTATATCCGAAAGATTTATTTCTTTGTCTAAAATGCTCGAAATTCTTTCATAGTAGTCGTCGGTTTTTAATGTAGTTTTTATGATTTTAGCATCGTAGTTCACTTCCATCATTTCGTAAGTGAAATACCCGGTATAAATAGTAACAGAACCCTCTTTTATTATCACGTAAAATTTAGTGAGCAAAGGTGCTGCAATTATATTATCAAAATCAACTCCGCAAAATTCCAAATCACCCTCAAATGATATTCTTTTACTAATTCCATCTGCTACTATTTGAGCATTTGAATATCGTGGAAAACATGTACTCTGAGTTGAACCGATAACAGATAACCATTTTAATTGAAAATTATACATAATATGTCGTATTTATTCCACGTTTTTCTACTGTTTTACCGTTTATTTGATAAATCTTATGTTCTGTATTTTTTACTATTTTGCCTACTCCTTTTTCTAAATTATGAGTATTCATAGAGTAATGTAGCGATAAATTCCCACCTTGTTGAAATTCTCTATTATTAATCTGTTTTATCCAATTTTTTAAATTATCGCCATACAAGGCAGTTGCTTTGTCATTAAATATTGCCCATCGTTCGCCTTTTTGAGCAAACATTTTTTTACCGTTGCGTTTTCCAAAGTACGTATCGTTACCGCTTGCATGAGTTCCTCCTCCTATTACATCTGTGCCTCCCTCTGAAAATTCCTGTCTTGTCTCTCGTGAAGCTCTTACCTTTGTAGCAATAAATGCCGTCCACATAGCTCCAATTAGTGGCAAATACACATATGGTTTATCTGCACCTACTTTTTTAATTACTGCTGCCGAAGCACTAACTAAATTAACACTTTGCTCTATGCCTTGCATTTGTTGTTGTTGTCTTAATGCTTTTCGCTCCTCCTCTAATGCTCTTTTTTGTATTCTTTTTGCATCGTTAAATTCCTTTTCTGCTAACATAATATTAGAGGCATACCCTTGCTCTTTTAGCATATATTGTTTTTCGAGGTTTGTTTTTGCGTTTTCAAGTTCCCTATCGGCATTATCTACACGTTTTTTAGCTATTTTTACTTCGTTATCAAAATGTTCTGACAAAATACCCTCTAATTGTTGCGTAGCTGTTTTTACCGCATCGAGTGATTCTTTGTCAAGTGCCAACCTTTCTAATAGCGTTTCTTTATTCATTTGGTCGCCCAAATAAGGGGTATATGGAGTAGCTTTTGTATTTATCGTTGATGTAGTTTTTAATCCACTTTGCGGTTTAGACGATTGAAGTGCATAATTATACATCGTTTCCTGCTCGAATTCGTATCTTTGCTTATGTAATCTCGCTAATTCTGTTTGATATTCTCGCTCTGTTATTTGTGCCAATTTTATTTTATAATCTAAAATAGCAAATTCAGCTTTTTCCAATGCATCATATTGCTCAATCAAATATTCATTTTCCAAATAATGAGCGTCTTTTACCCTTTGAGTTTCTCTAATCTCTAAAACCGCAGCTTGATAATCTCTTTCAATTTCAAGCATTTTTAAGTATGCTTCTTCTTTTGTTTTTTTCTCTTTCTTTTGTTTTTCTATCTCTAATTCTTGTAATTTTTCGTTGTGTTCAAAAGTCAATTTACGCATCTCTAAATACGCTTGAAATTGGTCATTTGTCAATCCTTGATAAGCTAAAAGACCATTCGCCCGAGCTTTTTGTACTTCTTTTTCCCAAAAAATTACTTGTTCTTGCGTTTGTATTATATTATCTAAAAATTTCTGTGAAGAAACAGGTATATTTACATTTTGAACTGCAATGTCAACTAATTTTTTTATTTCATTTACTTGTTTTTCTAATTCTTCAACGCTTTTATTATCAACAGCGAATATGTCTGACAAGCTTACTTTTCCTTTTTGAGCAGCCATTTTTATTATTTCATCAGTTATTTTGCTTGATGCTGTTTCTAAAACTTTCACAAATTCCTCTGTTTCTTTTTTAGAGCTTGTGAAAAATTCTACTATTTTAGCTCCGTATATTGTTAATGCAGTTACGCCTATACTTATTAATGATTGAAATGAAAATATACTTTTTGCAAGAACGCTTAACATACTTGGTGCTTTCTGACCCTCTGCCGTCATTTGTTGTATTCCACGTTTCGCAGCACTTACTTGGTCGATGAACATCGGTATATTGTTCGATATTGCCATAAATCCCGTTTGTATGCTATTTGCAAATGCAGGCATCTCACGTGTTAATTGTGCAAATGATAAGTTTAAAGCGTTCTGATTATAAGCATAGTTGCCTACATTCATCGCTTGTTTTTGAATTACAGAACCTGTTGATAGTAGTTTGTTTCTTTGTATGTCAATAGCTCTATTATACGCATCTAATCGTTTACGTCCGTTTTCTGTTTCTTGATTTAATTTAGCCTTTTCAATCGTAAGTAATTTTATTATTGCCTGTGCCCTTTGTTCTGTGTTGCTCGCACTCGTTTGCACAGATGCTTGTGCTTTGAGTAACTCTATTTGTTTGCGTTGTTCTAATGCTTGTTTTTGATATTCAATAGTGAGCTTATTGGTTTCTTGTGCTTTTTTTTGCTCAATACTTATAAGTTTCTGCTTTAATTTTTCATTTTCTTTCTCTATTCGTAGTAAGTTTGATTGAGCTGCAGCTAATTCCTTACTACTATTAGCTGAATCTTTTGTTACTATTTTTAATTCGTTTTGAAGCAATAAAGTTTTCTTAAACGATTCGTATAATGTATCGCTTTCTTTTTGCAATCTCTTTATGCCTGCCTCAAGCGAAGCATCGTATAAGTCCTCATATCTAATCGTTTCGTTTGCCATGCTCCATTAAGCTAAAAAATTGTGATACACTCATTTCATGCGGATTGTAACCAATTCCGTATATTTTATGCAAGTAACTCATAGCGTCAAATATACTAATATTTTCGCCTTTTACCTCTATTTCTTTCGATAATTCTTGTATTTTACTTTCTAAATTATGCAACTCTCCTTTGAGTTTCATAAGGTCTTGTTCTGCTGTTTCTTTCGAGTACCTATACCCGTATGATTTAACTATATTAGCAATATCGTCATCATGCTTTACAGCTAAAAGAATTAAACATGCCTTTAGTATCTGTCTTTGTTCCTCTATTCTTAAGCATCTATGAATTATGTCTTTCTTCTTTGTTCCGTCTTGTTTTAGTATTTTCTCTACCTGTTCGTTTATTCGCTCACACGCTTCAATCATTTCAATAGTTGGTTCAAAATCGTAATTTTCAGATTTAACTACATATTGAAATTCCCCCTCTATTATCTTAAAATAATTATAAACGGGCAAAAAGTCTATATGTCTATAAATATTCTTTTGTAAGACGTACAATTTCGGGTTTAATCCTCGCAATAGTTTCTTTATTATATTTGAAAATACCTTCATATTTTTGTGTTAACAATTTAGTTTTTTCGTCCGAACTTGTTAGTCTTATTTCCCTTTCCGTTGCTGTTTCAAGTCTTACGCCCGAATAGAATTGTCCTGTTAGGTATAAATCTACTTTTCCGTTTGCACCAGGATTCATTCTTCTTTTTTGTTTTTCATAACTCAATGAACGATATACAAAAGATTTTAAACCATGTCTACCTGTATACATCTGCTCTTTAATTGCATCAATAAAAAACGTAGGGTTATCGTTTACGAGTCTTGCGAATGCTTTTCTTGGGTTCAACGCTTGTATTCGTTCGTTTTGTTGCCTCAAATTCATCGTACAATCTATTTAAATATTGCTCTCCGTTTACCATATCCTTGATAGGTTTTAAACGTAAGTGCGAAGCAATGAAATTTTTACGCCCCATTGCTAACGCACCTCTCACATTTATATCCATTATACTATTCCTGTAAAGGTTATAGTATTCGTACCCTCGATTTTAATCGAAGTCAACGAAATTGAAGAACAAGCAACAAGCTCTAACGTGTAATCATTTGCTAATGTTGCAGCAAGGTCATACTCCCCAATCTCGCCAGAAGCCTCTAATGTTGTTATTACTTGCGTTGCTCCGCTTGCATCTTTCAACACAAAATCGGCTTTTACTAAACCATCAACCCCTGCAGTAGTCATTGCACTGTCTACTGATTTTTTCAATACTTTAACTTTACAACCTGTTGCAGAAACTTCCGATACTTCTAATTCAACATCGTAAACCCCGTCAAAATCGGTTTTTGGATTCCAATATTCTGTCTGATTCAAAGGTTCTAATACAGCTCTGTTGTTTACGAAGTCCTCTGTTGATTTAATCGTAAACGTAACAGGGGTAAGCATTTTCTCTCCTTGTCCTGCAAGTTTCGGTTTACCTACGTGAATACGACATGAAATACCTGTGAATTTTGTTCCGTCTGGAGTCATACCGATTAGTGAGCCGCTTGTGTCGATTAATACACAATCTAAGTCTTTACCGTTTAATCCGTTAAGATTTAATGCAAGGTAGGTATTAACGTCAAGCATCGCATCGAATTGTATTTTACCCCATTCAGCGAACTTCTCGCCTTGTAATGACGTTGTAAATACGTCATCAGTTGATTTGTCCGTAAAAGATTCAAACATAGGTAGCATATATACCCTTTGATTTTTAGGTAATTTCTGTTTTGCCTCCCAATCTGCTTTTGTTAGTGCTGATGTTGCAGTTGCGAACTCTAATCCGCCGTCAAGCGATACTAAAGCTCCAACTAAAACGCCCAATTTGTTGCCAACTAACTGCTTGAAACCTGTATTTCCGAGTTCTTTGGTCTTTTCTGAAAAGTAGTTTATTTTTGCCATTATTTTTTTAGTGTTAGGTTAATTTTTAAACAATCTATAATATCATTCAATTCATTTTGTGGTAAAAAAAGGTATTCGCGAGTGTGGTCTATTCTTACTTCATTGTTTTGAACCGGGTTTTTATCAAATGTAAATTTACCCTCACGAAACATAGTATAAAGAAATTCAGCGAACAAAGGCTCTAAAATCTCATCGAATACTAATTCAATGCGTTGTTTTGTCGTGTAATTCTTATTTGTAGACGTTATAAAGTAAAAGTTCGTAGTAAATTCAGAATAAGTACCGCCACGAGTTTCAGTGAATATTGGCGACATTACAATTAACGGGTATTTCGTTCCGTCTTGAGCTTTATCGTACATTAAAGTAGATAGTTCAGAAGCAACCTCGTTCCAATCAGCAGCAATAAATCGCGGCTCACTATCCATTCGCTTAACGCATTCTTCAACTAACAATATCGGATTCATATACCTATAAATGTAACATAGTTTAATTCACTATCGGTTAACTCATTGTAAATATCTACAGCATTATTATAAGCTCTAATAAGTTTAGATTCGTCAAATGTACGCTCGTTTGGTATTTGTTGCTGAACATTACCAACGGGAGTATTTTGACTGTATGTATCACGTACATACTCAAAATATGTAAAACCTACGTACATTTCTTTGACTTTTGATTCATTTTCATTGGTAACATCAATAGGATACTTCGCTTCGATGTAATCAATATACTTTTGCAGCATAATTTGAACACCTGAATTATTAGTATCTATGAAATAAATACCGTCAAAATCATCTTTACTTATTAGACTTGCCATTTTTTCGTTCTTTTACATTTGTTTCGACTTTTTTCGCCAAACCTTTTTTTATTAAGAGGTTACCGAGTTTAACGGTAACCTCTATATTTTTCTCTTTGAATGATATTTGCATGATTATTTTCTATTTATTGCGTATACCTTATAATAAGCCTTTTGGTCAGTTGCTCCAGAAATACCACGTATTCGTAAGTAAGGATAATTATAGTTGGTTAGTGATTTTAAATTCATTCCCGTAGACGCATTTGATAAAGCTATTGTATCTACATTCGTAAAATTAACACCGTCCATTGAGCTTTGAAGATAAAAATTATTAGTTACTGTACCGCTGACCTTTGTAACATACAATCCAATGCCTAACTGAGGAACGTCTGAACCTGTTACTCGAAGTAAAAGGTCTAATGTATCATTCGCCACCAATGTATCGGTAGTTTTCCCTAAATAGTATACGTAAGTATCCTGTGCTAATGGTTTTGATCCACTAACAACTCCTACATTTGTCTGTGCATAGCTCACACTTGCTACAAGTAAAGCTATTAAAAAGAATAGTTTTCTCATTTTATTTAAGTTTTAATAATTAAGCACCGGCAGTAATTGCAGTTAAAGCAGCAGAAATGTCGCTTACTTTCACAATTGCATTAGCATAAACAGATTTAACAACTAAATTCTCACGAATATAAGCGTTAACTGTTACGAGTCCTTTTAATGCATCATCGTCAACTTGTATTAATTCAACAACTAACTCGTCAAATACATACAAAGTTGCTTTACTCAAATCGCCAACGATTAACTTATTTGCTGTCATAAGTGCATTTTCTGCTAATGTCATTCCTCCAAATGATACAGCACCGCCTAATTGCCAATTTGGATATATAGGCATATCAAATTCGTTTTTCAAGTAACGAACTACATCAACATCGGTAGGGTTAGCGATAAAATTTGTCGGCATTGCACCACCTTTAGTATTAACAGCTATTTGAGTTTTACATTTACCAACTAAATCGACAAAGTTTGCAGCTTTAATTGAAATATCTGCTGTTGCAAATTCAGTAGCATAAGACAATAAGCCTTTAATGTTGTTGTTCAGACCATCGCCATTGATTAACGCGTTATCTTCAGCTATTCTCATGTTGTTATTCACAAGTTGAGTAACTTCGCCAATCATATATGCTTCATCTTTAATTTGGTCGATTGAAACTTTGATATGGTCTTTGATACGTTTACCTGCTAATGATTTTTCTTCCCAAGTTGCAACTGATTCAGTTGTTTTGTTTCCTTCCGCAACTGCCCCTGCATTGTTTGTAATTGCAGATTGCTCAATCCAACGAACTGTACCACCTGTATTTGAGCCTAATACTACGCGAGGTAATAAGTCTGCAACAAAAGGAATACCGCGTTGTGATTGACCAACTCCTTCGATTCTGTAAGCATTTGTATTATTTGTTATACTTGCAGCTGTTACCGCTTTGCGAGTAGTTCCAAAACTGTACGGCTTACCTTCAGAAATCGCTTTTGCTATAGCGGAAGCATTTTCTTTGTACTGTTCTGCGAATGTTTTTTCTGTATTTTGCCCTTTGCGTTGTATTTCCGCAAGCAAATTACCTTGAATTTCAGCAGCAGCTTTTAATTCGTCAAATTGCGAAGATGTTACTACACCGTCAAATTTTTTACTAATTTCATCTTGAAAATCTTTTAATGCATTCTGTACACTTTGTATATCTTGCATTGAGGGTAAAGTTTTCTTGAACCCTTCTAATTCACTGCCTAATGCAGCCTTCAATTCTTCTTGTGTCATTTTTTATTTGTTTAAAGTTTTGTTTATAAATTGTTTTATCTCGTCGAGTTTTATCGGCTCATCGTGAGTGATAGTCTCGTGTGTTTTTACTGAAAATGTAGGAGTAATAGGGTTGCTTCCAAATACAACCGCTGACCCCTCGATTATTTTAGCCTCTGTTACCGCGTAGAAATAATCATATGCTATGTCTTTAGGGTTAGCAACTTCTCCTATGTATTTATCCCAATTCTTTTTTTCTTCGGCAGCCCACGATTCTTTAGAGTTCACGCATAAGAAAACATTAACATATTGCATACCAACAGAGTGATTATCTACATAGCCATTTTTGTACTGATTAAACATATATTCATGTTCTTTCGCGTAAATATCGCCCTCAAACATTAATGCTTGTGTATTTCCTTGTAAATTAGCACCTAATTGTTGCCAAGTAAATGTCTTTGTACTTGCGTTCATTTCTCTGCTTATAACGTCCTCGAATGCTTGCGAATGTTGTTTAAGTAGTTTGAATGTCTTTTTTTGCTTCAATGATTGATTCCAAATCGAAGGAATATGAACGTCTTGGTGGCTGTCGTATAAGTTAGTTGTATTAATGATTAACTTTACATGTATTTTGTCGATTGATTCAGCTTCGTAACTTAACGATTTCATGCAAACATCGTTCACTTCATCGTAAAACGAAATAGCTATACCGTCCGCATGTTTTATAGTTGAACGTTTATGGCTTATTAATTGCTTACTGTTTTGACATAAGTATTTATGTAACTCTGTCAAATTATCAAACTCTTTCATTTTTTTACGATTTTAGATTGTTTTTTAATCTTTCTAATCTTTTCAAACTCTTCTTTATTCATAGCCTTTTAGTATTTCTTTTGCTTCTTCTACACTTAAAATTCCAGCTTCTATATTTGCCCTCATTGAATTACTCATACTTGCGTAGGTATCTGCTTTTAGTTTTTTATCCTCCTGCATGAAACTCAAATGCGAAAAGTCGAACATAAACGAATAACCTTTATTTTTTGTGTCGAATATTTTATCAAACCCCTCTGCAATACTTTGTGATTCGGGTATAATACAGTCATCATAAAACTCTTTTTTAGCTTCTAAATATGTGTTGTATTTTGATGTGTCAGGCAATGCCATTAATGGTGCAGGTATTCCCATCGCCAACGCAACAGCTCTATAATCAGCATTCTCACTATCAAACAATCCTAATTCAGTAGGTGTCCTTGTCAATTTAGTTGCTCGCATTGGTATTTTAGTAATCATTGTATGCCATTGATTAGACAAGCTACCGTATTTTCTGTATTCTTTTTGTATTTCATCAATTTCCTTTGGGTGCAATGCTGTTAATATTCCAGCAGCATCTCCACGTTCGGGGCTTAACAATACTTCAGCACCTCTGTTTTTTATTGTCGTCTGTCTACTCTCTATTGAAAATGCTATATTTTCGATATTCTTATAAACTAAATCTAATCGGCTTTTAGGTTTTATAACATCTTTCAAATCAATAGCAGCATCATAAATTGGTATCATATTATTCAAGTCATCGCCTGTTATATTATAACTCATTCCAAATAAGTTGATTTGATAACTTAACACGATTGATTCTTGATTGATGTATGAAGCTATTTTATAATTAACAGTAATTGCATTGTTCGGAATAACAACCATGCTTTTAACATCTTTGAAGCCAATCGGAACAATTCTATAAACATAAGCAACCCCATAAATATTCATGAACGTCTCAATAGTCTTAATAAACTGTGAGCGGTTTTGGTAAGCGTTCGGATTATCGATTACCTTTAAATCCTTAAAAAAAGCAGCGTTTGTGATTTTTTCTTCTTTATCGTTAATAGCTACTATCTTACCAGTGCTTATTGCTTGTGATTTCTTTAATACTCCTATCCCAACAGCCGGACATTCCTCGTACATCGAATAATAGTTGTTTTTATAGGAAATGCTTGCGAATGATGAGGGTAGATAATTTATTGCTGAAATATTGGATTTCAACACATTAGCTCCTATTTGGTATGCTTTTGCTATACGGGAAAATATATTCATTGCAAAAATTTGCTACAAATATATATTATTTAATGATGCAATGCAAATAATTTTATGATTTATATCATGTTTTTACATCATGTACTGCGTCGCATATCCTGCTGCGTCCCAAAAATGATTAAAATCGTCTATCGGTTCATCGAGTTTTATTCCTCTTATTTTAGCATAACAGTAATTTTCTTGTTCTTCTTGAATATGCTGTCTTTTGACCAAATTAATGTTTTCTCTATTTATTAAATCAATTCGATGCTTCACGCAGCCTGGAAATTTCTTTACAGGTACAAACTTAAAGTTCAAATTATCATTCATAGAAAATGTGTTGAGGTCTGCTATTTTTTGAGGTTGAGCCGAATCGCTTATACATACTATCTCTGTTACATTATTTTGCGAAGCCCATGATTTTAAAGCCTTGTAAAAGTTAATTAATCCGCTGTTGCTGTCATTTTGAATGTCTGAACCTGTTGCCATACTTCCATATATCGGGCAATCATACCACCTCCCTTGCTCATTTTTACACGCCTGAACAAATGCGTATACTCCTGTTGTATTGCCAAAATCTAACCCATATAAGTATCGTTCTGTGTTGTCCGTCATTTTATCAACCCAATTAACGCGAGGAAATACAAGCCCTTCCATACTCCCACGCTCACCGCATGTATAAACTTTATACCTGTATGCATTTGCCGTTCCTTTTTGTATATTCTCAATAGTAGGCTCATATCCTTGCAGCTCTTTTTTAACGGTTTCCGGACAATGCTTATTATTCTTATAAGTTGTTTTTGTGAATAGCACATTTTCTCTACCATCCCATTTGAAAATCCAATGTTGAGTAAATTTAGGGTTCCAGTCCGCAATAAATAGCATCGTGCAACGCATATATATACCACTTATTAGACTTTCACTTTGGATCTCTAAAGCCTCATTTAAGAAACAAATATCACTCGGATACCCCTCTGTATCTTTTTCATCGTCTAACCCTCTGAACTTAATTATGTGCTGACCTATTTTGTAATTAGGCTTCGGGCTTGTAACATAAGCATTTTGGTCGTATATTCCTATCTCTTTTGTAAATCGTATAAACTCATCAAATGTTTTATCTCTACACTCCGTCAAAGTCTTGCGAAGTATGTAAATTGAAAGGGGCTTTTTAATGTGCCAACATAGGTAAACTATTAAATGAAATGTATCCCAAGTTTTCGAGCTGCGACTACCACCCTCATTGCATATTGTTAATTTATCTGACCTATCACGATTTGCGAATTTATCGAGCATGTAATAAAATAAATTATTAGGCTCAAATTTCAAATTGTTACTTTTTTCGGTCATTTAGTTATAAATCGACAAAACAAAATAGATTGTAAGCAAAATGTATTATTCTAATTCTAAATTATTACCGTTTATCTGAATTGTTATAGGTGCGTTTTGTTTTAACTCCTTGCCATCGCTTGTTAAGTCTACTTTATCTCCAAACATTTTAGGGTAATATTTTGCAGCCTTCCATTTAAGGGTGTCTATAATAACCCTTGCTTGTGGAACTTCTAATTTTTTTGTTCTAACCTCATCTAAAACATCGTCGATTGTCGCATCTATCATTTCAGCTTTATTTTGTATGCTACGCGTGTATAAGTTGTGTAATTCATCATGCTCATTCTTCCATCTGCACCAAGTTGTAAAATCAGGATATGATTTATTTGAAGAAAGAATTTGTTTTATATTGTCTCCTTCTTCAATTCTTTTGCATATATCTTTACAAAGCTCAAAATCGTATTCGCTTAACCGTGCCATTATTTCTTTTTGTTACATTTACCAAAACAATCAATAACCTTTTCTGTATAACCTGTTTCTTGTCCGTTATCATCATATACCGGATATATACATTCATTGCAGTTTTCCTTATTACAGCTAAACATAGTAGCTAATAAGAATATGAATAATAGATTTTTCATTAGTTCAAATTTATTTTACAAATTAATATCACATTTACGGTCTTGAAATAAACCCGTTCTTTGAATACCGCTTTACTTCTTTGTAAATTTCGTAAGCGTTCGACAAATGCAGTACTATCGCTGTTATAATTAGTCCGAGTATGTAAGCCCATAATGGTATAATAAAAAATAATTCCGTCAACTTAATTATCAATCCAAATAGGAATAATTCAAGCAAATATAATATAATTTTTTTCATAACTATTGTTTCAATTTATAAATTATTCCTTTTTCTGTACAGTCATTTGCGAACCACATACCGGCAGCACAATACCTTCCTCTTTTAAATGAACAACCATCACAGTCACTTGTAGCTTTCTCCGTTACAATAACAAATTCTTCGGGCGTAAATTCTTCGGGTAGGTGTATTTCCTCGAAGGTTTGCTCGATGAGTTCTTTGACATACCCCCTCGATACTTCTTTTATTTTATTACCGTCGGTATGGTCGATAATATAAAATTCAGAGGATAAATTGCATACAAACCCATATTCATTAACCCCACCCAATTTCTCTAATTGTTTGATAACTTCATCGCCTCGCGTTTTGTTGCCTCTAATGTATTTTTTTATCATAACTTTACATTTTAAAAAAAATCTTCTATATCAAATTCAAAATCATTCAAATCTACTTTTTCATTTATTACGAGATTTTCAGTCTTTGTATATAGGCTTTTATCCCATTCTGCCGATAGTACTTCTACTCCTGCATCTCTATTGTCAGCATCGCACCATTCTG